AAATCCAGAACCAGCTTGCTGGGGAAAAACACCATGGCACTAGGCGACACCATGTTGGCCGGGTTTGGAGTGACGTCCATGACCCGGTTTCAGCCTTGCTTGTATGGATCAGCTACACAATTGCAGGCAGCGATCATGATGTACAGGCTAGGCAATACAAAATTGGTGGCCCATGGGCCAAGCAGCGGACACAATCACATGCATGTAACAACCAAGTCGATACAGGATTTGGTTGGCATCACGAGATTTCGTGATGAGAGATTGCAGAATGTGCACGCTGCTGAAGCATTGGCGCTTTATCAGGGCATCGATGATATGGGGGATGACAATGTGACCGTCCCGCCCAAATTGGGGCTGGCGGAGTCAGTGTTGTTGAGGGTGGATCACTGCCTTGGGCCTCGTGCACATAGCACGAGACACAGGGCAGCGAATAAGTTTGCCAAGGTTGCTAAGCTGGTCAAGGTGTTGACGGAGCAGCTTAAGGCAGAGGCACCTTTCACTTTCACAAACAGCGCTGCGGACTTGCGAGCGTTGTCATTGGCCACGCGCAGCCACATTAAGGAGGCCATAGAAAAGGGGGTTGAGATTCCGGACGGTAGGGGAGGATGGACGGTTGTTAAGTTAAATCGTGCTGATTCCGCTTTGGTTCGTAGGGGAATGGAGACCGCTTATTTTATCCGTACTGAGTATGATGACTTCTATGAGAGGTTGGCTCAGTCGGCTTCCAAGGAGGTTGCGTAGGGGTGCCTCGTGCTTATGTCTGCTAGAACGACAACATCCGTCCAGTACCACGACGGAACTGTCCTTCAGGGAATAGCAGTCAAAAAGCATGTGGGTGCGGCCCCAGCAAAGACTAGGCAGGTGATAGTTGCTCCCACCCTGTCTAGTCGTGTAGACTATGGAGCACACAACAATGACCTCCCCAACCTCCTCCGGGCCCTTAACGAACGCGTCTTTAATGTAGAGGCATGCGTTGATGGTATTAAGGGGTTGGTTCCAACACCTCAGCCACACCAGGGTGTTTGGAGGTCACTCTCATACGTTGCGAAACGGCTCGCGACCAAAGTGATCAACGTTGGGTGGTTTGACCCATTGACTTGCGATGAGTTTGTCAATCAGTGTCCTGCCAACAAGAAAGCTTTGTACACACGTGCAGCAAAATTGTATGTTGAGAGAGGATGGAGTGCGAGAGACGCTAAGATCAAGTGTTTCGTGAAATTTGAGAAAATCAATTTTACGAAAAAGGCTGATCCAGCGCCCCGGATTATACAGCCTCGCACGCCTGTTTATAATATAGCCTTAGGGCGATTTACCCGCTGCGTAGAGGAGAAGCTGTATCATGCTCTAGCAGAGGAGTGGGGGGTGATGGAGGGCGAGAAAGTCGTGATGAAGGGCTTGACTGTTGAGGAGGTTGCTCATCAGTTGCGGTT